TGAGTTTTATTTCACCGTTTCTTCCACGGGTAACCTCAAAGTTTCCGGTTTGCGAAAGTTGCGGATTGTCAACACGAGTCCGTGCCGCCATCAACTGCTCATCGGTTGCCATGCCAACCCTGCGTGCGGCACCCACAACCATTGAGTTGACACCAGCAAGGCGATTTTGCGCCCAAGCGTAGGATGCTTCCGGCCCAATTTCCGCAATCATCTGGTCAAGGGCACCCAGACCAGCCAAACGACCATACGATTCGGCCACGTTTCGTGGTGCAAAACCACCACGCAAAAGAATTGATGGCTTCCAAAAGTTGTCAATGATTAGGTTTACACCTTCAATGCTGTGTGTCCATCCACGACCAGCCCTGAAAGCAACCTTCTGTGCAATATTAAACTCATCAAAAGCAACTTCATCATATTTGAACGTCCGTCGAAGATACGAAAGGTCAATCAGCGGCATACCGCTATCAAGCTGGGTAACAAGGAGTGCGTCGTGAACAATGTTCACGTCATCATCAGCAATGTAGTAGCCGTTTGATCGGTACGAATCAGCTTCATCTTGTTGCTTTTTCAGTAAAGTCTTTACCGTGTAGTCAAGAGCGTCGCCCTCGTAACCGAGTTCATCACGCAAAGTTGCCCGTACACGGGCCTCATTGAATTCTTGTGCATAATTACGCTTATCGGTTTCGGTTACGGTTTGTGCCCAACGCTCACGCCATGCAAGACGTTCCGCCGGTGACCAAGACTTAACGTCCATCGCTGCCGACTGGATCTCTTTGTAAGCGTCGTCAACTTCCATGTTTTTGAATACAATACTACCACGAGGCTTTGTTTGGCCTACCCAATTAACAACCGAAAGTTTTCTGGCCATCGGAGAAATCTGGTAAGTGTCAACAACCCACTGATCGGACTGCCCTGGGCGAACAACGTCAAGGCGTCCACGCTCACGCGCAATATCAGAATAAACTTTAGCCATGTAACGGTTGCGTGGCCCCATCTCAGCACCAATAAGGCCAGTGTTCAAACCTGTACCAGAAAAGCCTGACGACTCACCCAATGCCTTAGCGGCCCAAGTGTCTGCCAAAAGCATCTGATCCCACAGTTCCTGTGTGACCGGTGCCGCAGGTAAAATGGGATTAACCCTGCGCTCAAGAGCATCCGTCAAAATTGCTGACTGATTTTTAATAAATTCTATTGACTCCTGGCGGCCAAGTTGTGAGGCAATTAAGTTACCAACAAGCTCGCGCGGAGTCGCCGCAACGGCATCACTTGAACCAACCTTGAGTGCAAGATAAATTGCATCGGCAAGGTCACCAGCGTTGCTGGCTTTCCAACCATTTTCCCCAACAAGTTCCTGAATCTGTGCGATGTTCATTGCTTGTGAACCGTCTGGTGCAGGCCCAACAATGTTGTCGATCTGTGCACCAAGACCGCTTCTTGTCCCAGCCTGTTGAGCCGCAGCGGCAGCTTCGGCAGCAAGTTTGGGGGCACGACCCTCAATTTTGAAAATACCAAAACGCTGAGTTGAACCAGTTGCTGTTCTAAAATATTGTGCATCCGCCAAAACAGACGCGCCCTTGCCAACCCAAATTAGTGGATCAAGAAGGTACGTTGACGCATCGGTTGTTCCAGAAATAAAGTTTGCCCACTTGTTGTTCTGAAAACCGTTTTGCAAATTTCCGTCACCATCAACATAAGACATTTTTGCTTGAGCGGCAATAGCCCTGTTAACTTGTTCGCGGGGGGACATTGCTCCTTTATCCCCAAGGAAACGGTTTGCCGATGCAACAACTTGTTGACCTGGCGAAATGTATCGAGAAGCGTTCCACGCATCCCGTAAAGAATCTACTTGACCCCCACCAGTGGCTAGATCTACCGTAAGAAGTCCCGTTGTTATACCGCGTTGAACTTGTTGCACTGGCACAGAAAGTACGTCAGCAGAGGACTCAAGAGTTTTTTCGCCAGTCCTTTGAAGTGCTTGTTTCGTGTACTGTCGTTCGGGCACTGGCGTTTGCGGAACATAGGCTACGGCATAAGGATTACTTGTTTCCTGCTGGGCTGCACCGGTGACCAACCCACCCAAACCAAGGGTTGCGCCCTCGACTACTTTTCCAACGCCTTGACCAACAACGTCGCGAGTAAAGGCAGATTGCTGTTGCTCCGCCTGATACGCCTCACCAACGGTTTGATATGCCTGACCAACTGCACCTTTAACAAAATCCCACAGGCTCATTTAAGTGCCCACCCACCCAGCGTTGATGCCAGCTCGTAATGCTTTTCATTTGAAAGAGGGACGTTTGCCAAGTCCCAAGCAACAGCAACATCTTCCAAACCAACGGCTTGGGTGTATAAGGCAAAGCGATCAAAGAAGTCCATCATTGGAAACTCTTTAAGTAGTTAACAATGTTTCGAAGTGTTTGGGATGATTCAGGCATATTTGCTCTGGCTTCCAAAACGGGAAGGTATTGCAAAAGGTTAGCTGCCTCGTTGGGGGGTGGCGTTGGGCCTGGGCCTGGGCCAAGTGGGGCACCAGCAGTGATCGGCTCATCGGGGCGCTCAGTTGGATCCGTAAGGGGCGTAATGCCCTGACCTAGACTAACAGGCGCGGCAGGGGGGGTCATGCCGTTAGAAGGCATCGCAGGGCTTCCTGTGGGCATAGAGCCTTGAGCCATCTGAGCACCACCCTGAATATCACGCATCTCTTGACGCTCGCCATAGTAGGCGGCAGGAACTTCACGAACAGGTTGACCAGGGCCACCATCAGTACGTTGCGACAGCGACCCCGGCCCTGAAACAGGAGCAGGATTGCTAGGCTTTCTGTAACCACCTTGCTCTGCCATGTTTCACCTCAATCAAAATAGAACTAATTTAGTAAACCTTGCCCTTGCGAACCGGCTTAGCCTTAACAGGCTTACCAGCCTTGAACGGCTTGGGCTTGCGGACGGGCTTCACAGGCCCCATCCCTGGCACTACTTAACCTTACGCTTGTCGTTGTTACCAACACCAGGAACCTGAACCCCAGCCTGAGTTACGCTTGGGCCAGACGCACTACGATCCGTGTCAGTAGCCATACCTGCCTTGATTGGCTCTGCCGTATTAACCGGAGCAGCAGTGCCCTGAGAGCCGAAACTCGGCATCTTCTTAGCCATATTGTTTTCCTATCTTGTTACGCCGGTTGGCGGCGGACAACGCTTGCCGAAAGGTTCGGTGCGCCAGAAGCAGACAAACCAGCAAGGAGAGTCTGCATATCTGGACGACCACCAGGAGCCATACCCGCTTGACCAGGTGCGACACCCTGAGGTAGTCCGGTTTCTTGCATACCAGGTGGCATACCAGAAGGTGTCCCCTCAGGGGCAGGCATACCGGGAGAGCCAAGTTCGTTAGGCATCTGCTGACCGGCTACACCTGCTTCCGTCTGAGGGGAAGGCGGTGGTGGTGGCGGAGCAAAAGCATCCGCAATCGCAGTCTCAATCGGAGTGCCGTTCTTACGGGCTTCAATGATTGAGGCAAGCTTGGTAACAACATCAGTGGGGTCTTGCCCCTGGGCAGCCATAGCGGGAATGGACTGCACGTAAGCAGCAACACCCTGGAACCCTGCTTCACGCAAACGCTCCACGTCAATGAGTTCTTCCTCGGTCTTAACATTCATTGAGTTAGGCAAGTTGCGTCGAACAAACGACTTGGAAACAAGGTCAGCACCCAAAGCCTGCAACGACCAAACCAATGCGCGGTTAGGATCAAGGCCAGCCATCAAACCGTAAGTTACCTCAACACCAGTCTCAGTTCCGATGTCGCGCTGAGGAACATACTTGATGGTGTAAGGATTACCATTCTGCTGTCCCTTGATTTCCTTGCTATCAAGGGGGAACAACATGGTGTCAAGTTCGAAACACATTTGTATAACTTCAACAAACGTGTCAGCAAGGACGTCCTGTGCGGTTTTGATTTGGGTGTCAAAGCCACCCATGAGTGCTTGGACGCCGCGACCTGTGATGATGCTTGCGTCAATGTTTCCTTGACGGCCTTCGGGGTAGCGTGCCCCGTTTCGCATTTCTTGGTCTAGGGATTGTGCTTGGGCGAACGCGGACTGTGGCATTTCGATTGGCGCACGTCGCACGTTTTGTGGTTCACGGGTGCGGATGATTGCGTCCCCACCGATGGGGAAGTGTTGGATATCCGATGGTACGAACAGTGGGGCTTCAACAGCTTTGTGGGCTGCTTCAAGTGAGAGTAGCGCAAACTTCGCACGAGCCATCTGTACCCAAAGCACATCATCAAATTGTCCACGTTGTTGACCGTCGAAGGAAGGCTTGCGGGCCACCACAACAGGACAACGCCCTAGTGGGTTGTTTGTTTGTGCGAGGATCAGGTTTGCTCGTTCAGGGACGAACATGATTTCTTGCTTGTCATCCACCCAACGAACCACTTCAAGCATTGTGTCACCGGGGGTGTACTGGCCCTGGTTCTTGTTTTTTAGTTTGTCGGCGTACTCAGGGAACATTGCACAAAGTTCAGATGTGGGTTTTAGGAAGCGTCGGGCGAAAGCGGTGCAGTTCCCCCAACGGTCAAACTCTGGGTACGAACCCATTGGATCTTCAACCGTGATGTGTGGTCGGCGGTCTTTGAAGTTTGGTTCAACACGGAAAGGTAGGAAACCGTAAGTGATGTACTGGTCTGCACCAGCATACATTTCGCGGCCAAGCTTCGAGGCAGATATGTAGTGGTTAGCAATGATGGTGCGCTTGTCTGCCTTGGTTCGCTTATTGTCGTCGGTCATGTTGTTTTGTGAACATGAGAACGTGGGCAGTGGTGCGATCACTTCTGAAAGGTCACGGGCAACGGTGTCAATGAAGTTGGCAACAATTGGCTTGGGCCATTCCGATGGGAACAAACCTGGGAATGCTTCTTCGTAGTTGCCCCCACGAACCGAAGCAACCTTATTCATTCGGCCATCGCGTTCAGCGTAACGAGACTTGAGCACGTCAAAGCGTCGGCGGATATCGCTCTCCGCGTATTGTGCCATTGTCGCATCAGCCATTAGATCACCATTTCATTTCGGGTTGCCGCCCACTCGTTCAAGTCAATAACCGCTCGTTGACTCATGCTCCGTGGAGACGAGTAAGGGTTCTTTGTGAACCAGTTCATATCACTGGTTGTTTGCCCAATGATTGCCCTGGCTGAAAGTTCGCAGAACCACAACGCCATCACAAGGTCAGTCTTGTTACGGGTCTTGGGTTGCCACGAAACCAGTTGCTCAACTAGGGCCTTCAAACCCTCAGTGCCTTCAACGAGGGGAAGTTCGATAAGGTTGTCACCCATCGATCGGGCGACACGGTTCTTATCACTAGCAGTTTCGATAGTGCCGAACAGGGTTGACATACTTGCCACACCAAAACCCTCATCCCACTTGTTGATGCGGGACGTGTAGTGGGGTTTGATAACGCAACCACGGGCGTTCAAATACTTGTTCAAGTTTTCGTCGTGAACCAGGTACAACTGGAAAGCGTTGGATTCAATGACCCATTCCTGCGGGCGGTACCTATCCGTCCAGGAAGTAACAAGGTCATAAATCTTGGATGGGGTGGCACCACTCATGCGGGCCGCGTCAAGGATGTAACGCTTACCCGACTGACGATCCACTGCCATAGCAATAGCGGCAGTGTCTTTGTCAGCTGCTGGGTCTAGCCCGCAAATAATGTAGAAACCTTCGGGGTGTGCTGGGTGTCCAGCGGCCTGCCCGTTCAGTGGGCCCACTTTACGCATACCGTTGACGCTTCCGCGAACAGCAGCAGGGTGGAAGATTGCGTCCTCTGAAACATCTTGTTGCTGGTAAACCATAGACCAGATGCGGGGGCCAACAGCGCCACGCACGTTGTCAAGGTGGGGGCCATCCCAGCGACGGAACAAACCATCCTCGTCAGGCTCTTCACCCTCAGACCCCTCAAAGGGAACCTCGGCCTTAGGCCACAAGGTCAACCAGTCCTCAGAGTTACCGCCACCATAATCCAACACAGCGGGTTGTGAGAAACGTGTCCAAGGTGACGTACCTGAAACGTAGTGGTCACCGTTCATAAGTTGTTGATACAGGTCAATGGGCGCAACGCGCGTACCAATAACCAGCAGTTTGCCCGTGGGGGCCAGGCGGGAACTGACCTCAATACGCAGCCAGTCCATGTGCTTTTCCCACTCAGCCGCGTTAGCCAACACCACCGCGTCATCAATAATAATTAGGTCAGCGCGGGCACCATAGATCTGCCCACCAATACCAATGGCCTGAACCGTTGGATCTTTCTCCTGACCATCCCGCTCCTCACCACCCAAATAGATTTGGTTGGCAGTCCACGAGTCAGCAGTTTTCTTAAAACCACCCTCAGGGCTAAAGTTGGCTTGCAACTTCGCGTACGCTGGGTGTGTTAGTCGCTGCTTGATACCGTACAAGAACTGTTGCGCCATCTTCTGTGTCT